AAAAAGAAGTTAAAGTAAGTAAGTTTCCATTTGTATTTTTTAATTTAGATGTAAATGAATTTAGTATGTGGGGAGATGGATTACCAGATTTAATAGATGATGAACAAAAATTTATGACTTCAATAGTTAGAGGTGTAATTGATAATATGAGTCAATCTAACTATGGAACTAAATTTGTTAAAAAAGGTGCACTAGATTCAACTAACTTTAATAGATTAATGACTGGAGAATCAGTAGTTGAAGTTAATACAACAGCTAGACTATCAGATGTTATGATAGATGGTAATTTCAATGAATTACCAAGTAGTGTTTATAATATGCTACAAATAATAGAACAACAAGCAGAAGGGCTTACTGGTATAAGTAGAGCAATGCAAGGAACTGATATGAGTAAGATAAATGCTCCAGCAGGTAACTTTGCAGCAATGATGAGTCAAGCTCAAGTAAGAATGTTTGATTTTACACAATCATTTCAAATAGGATGGAAATATATATTTTTAAACTGGCTAGAAATGGCTATGAAGTACTTATCTGATGATGAGATATATGACAGAACTGGAATATCTATCCCAGATGTTAAATGGAAAGAAATACAAAGACTTAAAAATAAATATCAAGTTGATAAATTACCACAAGATGTAGCACAACAAATTGCAGTATTAATAAATAAAGAAGTTAATGATATATTTAATAAAGAAACAATTAAATATGATATAAGATTCAGAATTGGTTCTGATGGTGTAACACAAATAAAAATACAACAACTTAATATGATATTACAACAACTTGTTCCTGCTATGCAAAATGGAGCGATACCTGGCGATATAATGAAAAAACTATTAAGTAAATTATCAGAATTGTTAGAGTTCCCTCAAATAGCAGATGAGATAGCTAATTATGAACCTCAACCAGATCCGATGGCTCAACAAATGCAACAAATTCAAATGGCACAAGAGAAAGCAAAAGCACAAAAAGAATCAGCACTTGCACAAAACGCAATGGCTAGAGCACAACAAATTGGTGTTAAAACTAAAATTGATGCTTCTAAAGTTCAAATGGATCTTGTTGATAAAGCTACTGGTGTAGGATTAAAACAAGCTCAAACAGAAAAAACAAAAGCAGAAGCAGTTGCTACATTACATGGAACTAAAAAAACAAGAGCAGAAGTACATAAGATAATGAAAGAAACAAAAGAGATTACAAAAAATCAACCAAAAGGAAATACTAAATGAGTGAACACGAATTAATAGACAGAATGAATAGACTAATGGAAAACCAAGACTTTATAAAAGTGTTTATAGAACACTATCTTGGTTCTTACAAAGATAGTATATTGTGGAATGAAGATATTAGAAATGAAAAAATAATTGATAAATTACAATCTATACAAGAATTAAGAAATTTTATTAGTTATTATTTTGACTTAAATAAATAAAAAATGTATAATTACAAAAATACCAAACAAAGGATGACTTAATGGCTGATCAAATCAATGATTTCTTTAAGGAAGCAGAAAAAGAAGTTAACGCTCAAACAGAGGGTAGTAATAAAGAATATGATGAAGTTTGGTCAAAAGAAAATGTTTCATTAGAGGAAGCATTTGATAATTCTCAAACAGAGAATAATGAAAACAAAGACCAAAATGTAGATGATGATGTTTCTATTGATAATGTTCAAACAGAACAACCAAAACAAACAGAAACAAAACAAGAATCTAATAATGAGTATATAACTCTTACAAAACCATTAAAGTATAGAGGTAAAGAGATTTATCCAAAAACTGAAGATGAATTAATAGAGTTAGCACAAAAAGGTTTAGATTACTCATTTAAGATGAACAAAATTGCTCCATATAGAGAATTAATAGATGTGTCAGTTAAATATAATGTTAATGCTACACAATTAGAAGAAATTCTATCTAATATGAATAATGTTGAATCTGAACCTATCGTAGATGAATCAATATTTGACTCAGATAATCAAGATCAATCATTTGGTCCTGTTGATGCTTATCAAGAAGTTATGCCTATACTTGAAAGACAAAATAAACAATTAGCAAGTAAAGTAAATAACATTTATAGAAATATAGATGATGCATTTAAATATGAACTAAACGATAGGAAAGTATTCGAAGCATTTGTTGGTTCTATTTCAAGTGGAGAGTTTGAGAGAGTATATAATAAAGTTGTTGAAGCTAAAAAAGCAAACCCATTTATGACATGGTTAGAAACTTATTCAAATGTTGCTAATGGAGTTCAGTTAAACAAACAGACATTAGAACCAGGTGATGCAATTCAACAACAGCATAATAAAAAAGGTAGAAATTTACCAAACCAAAACAAAACGATAAAAGAGCAATACAATGAGGTTTGGGAAAAAGAACTATCAATTGATCAATTAGAAAAATTACTTATAGAAGGAGTATAATATGGCTGCAAGTAAAATAAAAGCTTACAGAAAAGAAAGATATTAGGTGCATATGATAATAGTAATGGAACAGATGTTACAAATAAAATGAAAGCAACTGGACCTTACTCTTATGAAATGAAAGAAGAAATTATTGTTGGTTTAACAGCAACTGATGGTTGGACTGTTGATCATACTAATGATGCAATATTAAAATATGGTGAAACTAAACATTACGCAGATGGTTTAGGTGATGGTAGAACAGTTATTATTTATGCAAAAGCTGATAATACATCAACTCAAAATGTTTATGATAATGTTCATGTAGAAGCACAAGCTGGCGGTTAATAAATAAAATAAAGATTAAAAGGAGTATATTATGGCAATTAGATATGGAAATCAAGGTGATAGCTTAGGAGCTAAACAACAAGCGATTGTTGATAGAATTATGACAGAAGGTGTTGCACAACAAACTATCTTCGATAAATATGCAACTATGACAAAAGGTATTCCACAAAAAAGTGGTAGAACAATGACTTTTAGAAAAGCAATTAAAGTTAAAGATTTAATGCTAGCAAATAAAATCTATAAAGATTACACTGGTAATGATGTAGATGGTAAAGGTCAAGGTGTAGCAACTTTAGTTGATAGAGATTACTACAAAGACTTCGTACTTACTGAAGGCGAATCTGGATCTGAAAGAAGTTACGGTAAATATGTTGAATTTTCAACTGATATTTTCCCAATTGGTTTCTGGTCTAAAATTACAGAAGAAACTTCATTACTACATGATATGTGGACATTAAACGGATATATTAGTGAACTATCTGAAACTGGTTCTTATATTATTGATGGATTCTATAGAGATTTATATATCAATAGTTCAGGACATCAAATCGATATCAGTGGTAATGATGATGGTCATAACGATATGAAAGATAGCGATTTTACAAACGCTAATAAAAAAGTTGCAATGCAATTAAGATTAAGTGGTGCTAAATACATCAACAACATGGTAAGTAATAGTGCAAACTTTGCAACTATTCCATTAAAAACTAAATATGTTGCTATCGTTAACCCATTATGTGAGTTCTCATTAAGAGCAAATGCAGACTTTATTCCAGTTGAAAAATATCCAAATACTGGTGCAGTATTGGAAAATGAAATTGGTGCTATTGGTGAAGTTAGATACACAACTAATGAAAATATGCTAATCGAAGAAGATGGAGATGATAAATATGGTTATGCTCTAATTATGGGTAAAGATCATACAGCAAACATTCCATTAAGAGGTAAAAATAGAATTGAAACTATTGTTAAAGGTCTAAATAATGATGATAAATCAGATCCATTAAATAGATTCCAAATCGTTGGTTTCAAATCTTGGTTAGGTGCTTACACACTAAACCCTGAAAGAATGGCATTATTAAAAGCTAAAATTGATTACTAAGATTTAGTTTAACAAGAGAACCACTTTGGTTCTCTGATTGAGCTAAATTAAACAAAAATACAAAGGATATAATATGGCAAGAACAACAGCAATTAAAAAAGTAATGGTAAGACCAGCAACAGATAACGCACACAAAGAAGGATTTATTAAAATCAATGGTAAGATAATTGTATTTGGTATCCCAATGGAACTTGAAGAAAATGATATTTTAACTATTCAAAGAATTAGAGAACCAAAGAGAGTTGATACTGGAGTAGATGTTCATAAACTTATGGACCAATTACAAATGCCACAAGAAAAAGTTAATAAAATGTTGAGAAATAATCCAGAAATGCAACAAAATGCTAATGTTAAATATGTACCAAAGTATATAGTTAGTAAAGTTTAATTTTATATATAAAAGGAGTATAGTATGGA